TCTATAGTACCATCCTCAACTGCCTTGTCAAGGACGGCTTGCTCTTCTTGTTGTGCTGTTTTTTGTTCATCACTTTCAACAACACCTTTTACTTTCCATTCACTCATAATTTAATAATATATAATAGTTTAAAAATTATCTTGGATCAAATTTACTTAAATTAATCCCACCAAGCACGTCATTACCACTAGATTCAAATCCCTTTTTTGGTTCTGGATTTGATGGTGGCTTCATGATATCCTTAGCATTTAGTTTATCGCCTTCGATCTCCTTCTTGGCATCAAGCTCTAATTGCTTTAGTTTCATGTTAAGATCAAACTCAAACTGCATTAACTCTCTTTTAGTTGCTGCTTCTGCTTCAAGTTTCTTAATATCAAAACCAGATTGTGCTTCTGCTAATTGCGCTTTAGCTTGAACTTTAATCTGCTCAGCTTGAGCCTTAGCTAATTCAGCGGCTTGTGCAGCTCTGCCGTTTGCTTCAGATTGCGCGGCTATATTTCTTTCAGCTCTTTCTTGATCTTTAGCTTGTTTTTTGTTTCTTCTATATTTAAGAAGTTGATTAGCTAATTTTATATTTTTAATTTGTCTAATATCTATAGCATCTTCTAGGAATATTTGATCCTTTGATAAGGCTATCTGAATATTTTGCTCTACTAATTGTTTTTCGTCTTCATCAGGGTCAAGCTCTAAGAATATGCCAAAGTCATGGTGGTGTAGTTTAGATAGTTCTTGTAAAGCGCCTACGCTAAATCTTCCAATTCCAGATATCATTGCTTCTTTCTGTGGGTGATATTCCAGCACATCTTTTATACGTATTGATATCGCCTCAGCTAGTTGTGCTGTAGTGTATAAGGATGAATGCAATATATGTCTTGTCGCTGTGTTAGAATTAGCAGCAGCAAGCTTCTGAACACCTACTAGTGCATTTGGGTCAGGATCAGAGCCGTCTCTAGCTTCATTTAGCCCTGTAACGTCGCGTATCATATTCAAGTAATAATTATATGCCTGAATTAATAAAGCGCTCTGCTGTCCACCACCGCCGGGTAATTCTTGAATTGGAACTTTACCTGGGTTCATATCTCCGTCGACCGTCATCGATCTACCGATTATCGAACCTGTTTGGAAGTATAAGTTAAGTGCCTCCTGCGGATTATAGCTGGTTCCATTGCCTAAATCAATTTCAGCTAAACCATCAGCATCAAGATAAACACCCGCTGGTGTCATTCTCTGAATTACCTGTTGTAGTTTCAAGTGTGTAAGCTGGATAAGATCAGCGTAAGTAACCATTCTTGATACTAAGCTTTCAATTTTTCCTTTATACATTCTAGGCGCACTAACGACGTAATTCATCATTACTTTATTAGCGTTAGAATCAGGACGTACCATATTTTGGGCTTTCTCCCATTTCAATAGCTTGTTAGATCCTAATACTAAAACACCTTCATATACAACTTCCCTTGCTTGAGCTGTCTTTTCAAATCTAGCTCTTTGGTCTTTAGGTGGATTAAACTTATCTGTTTTCTTAATAGCTTTTTTAGCGCCAGTAGAGGTTTCTTTTATTTTATACACTTCCTGTTCCCAGCTTTTCCAGTTAAAATACAATACAGTCAACGTATTGGAATCTTTTTCTGGATTGTGGTCATTTACATAATCGTAATTGTTAAAGTCGGATGAATGCTTTATACACTCTTCAAACTCTTCATTACTTAAATGCGGAAATTTCTTTTTAAGCTCGTTTGATTTAATCTGTTTTACTTCTCCAAAATAATAAACATCTTCAAAATTAGGATCTTCTGTATGTGAATAAATTAGATTAGCCGGGTCAACATATTCTATCTTTATACCGTCAGTATGATTAAAACCGTGCTTTGCTGCCATGATACCTAAAACAGCCTGGTCATAGTCAAAACGCTTTTTTATTTCAGGATAATTGTTTCTTTTAAAAACGTTATCAATAGCTTGTTCTTGTGCAATTTCTATGGCTTGCTTATAACCAATTTGCATGTATAACTCCAACTCCTCTTTTGACTCTGGAGCAGCTTTATCTTGATTATTCCTTAAGTCTATATTGAACTCTTCCTTTAGCCGGTCAGTAAACTCTTTGGAATTAATATCTTCCTCAATGTCTTCAACAAACTTGGTTCTTTCTTTAACAGAAGTTGGATCCTGCGCAAATGCTTTTATTGTAAACAACCTATCTTGCATACCGTTAACAACGATATCAACGAACTTAGGAATAATAGGCACGGGTTTCCAATCTAAGTTCAAATACGATAAGTCTCCATTTATGGAAAACTCATCTTTATATTTCTGTACAGACTGCTCGCCTCTTGCGTATAATCTTAATTTATGGTATTCCCTTTGGTTTTGTAAAAACCTGCCTGCGCCTGAATTTCTTTTAAACCATTCGCTGAGAATACCTCTCGCCACTTCCATACCATATTTATCACTAGCTTTTGTAGCGTCATCTACAGTTTGGCTGGGGAATTGAGTAGTTACTTTAGCTTCTGCCATTTTTAATTTATTATTTTACTATTTGTTCCTTTATTATTATATCTCGAAAAACCAAAGTTTATTTTTTTAGTTTCTCTTTTTGTTTTAGAAGCGTACAAGTGTCTTTGGCAAGCCATAATGGCTAAGCCAGAACTTATTGACGCATCAAACTTTGTTCTTTTGTTAATATCAAATTTAGCCCAATCTTCTAAAGTGCGATTAAAATACATGTTACCATAATCACCATTCTCTTTACGACCAACGTGATCTTCTATGTAACTTTCTATCGCAGCTGCGTGGGCTTGCCTTATATCTTCAGAGGAGTTTGGTATTCCACCTAGTTCCTTTTCGGTTACAGATAATTTGTTTCGGGCTTTATCAGGTCGGTTCATAGAATAACCCCTGTAGCCTCTTCGTTTAATATGATATAATAATCTAGGTTTATTGTTTTCCGCTAATATTGGCATGCCGTAAAAAACTAACGCCATTAGTACATCTTCAAAAAATATTTCAGCGGTTTGTGGTCTTGCTACATATTCTAAAAAGAATTGGCTTGATGGGAAATCAGCAATCATATTGAATGTGGTTAAACCGTGCAAAGCTCCGTTAGATCCACCACCGTCTGTAGTGCCGCTAATGTCATAACTATCACACCCGAACGCTCCGTGGTCTTTGTTGCCAGGATATTTTATTCCGTTCTTTACAACAATATTATTTTGATATTCAACCGGAGGAATCCAAGATACTTTAAATCTTCCGTTTTGGTTAGGGTGCCATTCTACTTCTGTATCTTTAACACCGTTCTTCCATTGAAACGATCCTCTTGAGACATAGCCATTCAGTGTCATTTCTTCGTTGTGATCGACTTGTTCGTATATCTTGTTTATATTAAATAATGATTTAGCAATCTCGTCTCTGAAGGCATGCTTTTCTGTTCTTGGAAACTGTCTATAAAATTCATTTAATCCGTCATTATTTCCCTTAAGCCCGTCCTCTTCATTCTCCCAATGCTCGATAACTCCATATTCGATAAGTTCTCCGTCGATTCCTTCGACAGGCTCTTCCGGTGTATCGAAGACAGGTATTCCATACTTGTCAATAAATCCTTCGTAATTCCATTCCATAGGAATGAACAAAGAATATAATCCACTTGAAGTTTGCCCATTGCGATTTCGCTTTTTAACATCCGAGTCATAATAAAGCTTTTTAAAATTCTCACCTCCTTTGTCAAGTGCATTAGAGGTTGAACCCATCATGCACTTACCGACTATCTTAGCTCCTAAGCGTAAACATGTTTTTGTTACACGCCAGTTGTTTAGAATATTGTCAGGCTTTTCCCATTTACCGCTTTCATCGTGTATAAGCAATGATAGTTTTTCACCATCATATGAGTTGTCACCTGTATTTTTCCAATCTATTGTTGTATCAAGTCCCTTTTGTTCTTCTTCGGTTGTCTCAGTAACGGTCTTGCGCGTGAGCCTTCGGGAAGGGACCTTATAAGATAGTTCTGTTTTTGGTCGTTCCATTCCGTCTTGTATTGGTTTAAAGAAGAATGGGTAGTTTGCGGAAATTGGTACAACTTTGTCTGTAAACATTTTTTTAGCATCGCCACCAGACTTTGATAGTATGCCGAATCGTGCGTCTCTAGATATTGTAGCTCTGTTAACCGTTTCTGAACTTGCCATAAAGGAAAACCCTGATCGTCTGTTCTTGAGGTAGCACATTCCATAACTTCGTTTATCAGCGCAGCATGCTTCCCAGAAATAGAAGAAGATTCTATTTGCTTCTCTAAAATCTGGTGATCCCACATCAATCTTTGTCCAGTTGAGGTAGATATAGTGTGACCCCGTAATGTAACACGACTCACCGTTCCGCATGAACCAGTAACCATTATTACGCCGAGTAAACTCAGTTTCAATATATTGATAATACTGTTCTTTAATATCTTCGGGTAATAACTTAAAATCATAAATTGTTTTTATTTTTTCTAAAGATGCAGGTTTTTTTACCTTAGTAAAAACTTGATCTTCTGGTTTATCGCTATTAGAGAATACTTCTTTTGGTGCCATAGGTAAACCTATTTTTAAACCCTGAATTTCGTATATCTCTCCAAGCGTTCCGTCTTGCGATATTATAACACAATCTAAATCTTCATTATAACCAGGCTTAAAATCTTTCTTTTTATTGCGCTTTTTTATAATTCTATTATCTAAATGACTTGTGTGTATTTTATACAATGTTTGTTGATACATTACTTAGCGCGGCCCTCCACGCCAAAAAAGTCTTGTTTACTTTTTGTATTTTTTGTATCCATTGATTCTAGCTCTTCTACTTTAGCCATCATAGCCATTGCATCTTCCATAGCTAATCTATAGGCTGACGCTGAGATTTTAACTTTCTCTGGATCTACTTCTTCTAAATCCATTTTCTTATCCATTACTTTGATAAGTTCGTTAATAGCGTTCTCAGCGGCTTTGAGTAGTTTCTCGCGTTTTTTCTTTACGTCCATAGTTGATAGTTATTTCGTTGGATAAAATTCTATATAGTTTTTTATCATCTATGTTAAACTCATATTCTGAGTCGGGTGTGAACCCAACTATATCTCCACAGGACAATCCTAAGGAGTCTAAATAGTCATTAGTATATGTAAGCTTACCTAGAAGTTTTTTCTCACTTTCTAGGCTCCATAAATCGTCATTTTCTAATGGCTCAACAAAACAATATTCTGGCAAACATCGCCAATTTGTACCGTCGTGTATAGCATATATTTGATCTGGATTAACAGCGTATTTATCTTCTTCTATGAAGCTAGCCGAATTACGTTCGTTACCTCTAACATCAAACCATCTTCTGAAAACATTGTGATGCACTATTACTGGATCACCTGGTTTTGCAAAAGTTTTAACATTTATAGGAGCATTAACTATTTCACCTATTCTATTGACAAAATGATAATCTCTTTCTGTTATTTCAGTGTTTAAGATTAACTCTTTCCCTTCGACGTCAATTTTGTTATTGTAACGATTTTTAGTAGATATAATATAATTGTAAAGTGATTTCATTTAGTAGTCTAAATTGTATTCAATAGATACCGCCATATTTTTATTGAAGTGCTTCCAAGGCAATTGCGCTCCATTCTTTTGTATGTAAACGTCATAACTGTTATCAACTTCAATAATGTCACAAATCTTATGTCCCCCATAAACCTCCTGGCCTACTGCGTAGTGCATAGCTTCGTTCTTATAATCCTGCCCTATCGATATTTTTCTAATTAATTTCATTCTAATACGTCCATATTGTTGTGCTCGGAGCGCCAGGATATCCTATACCTACGTGCACAAAGTTATTTTTTCTTGAAATGCCTATTCGCTTGAAACCTATTTTAATTGCAGCAGCAACTAATCTATATGTAGCCTCACCTCCTACGCACTTAATATCTACAGCCGCTCCGTATGTATGCTCGCCAGGTTTATCTTTTTTGGCCTCAATTGGATGATCGGGTGATCTATAGTGAGAAGTAAGCGTAATTGGATATCCATATTCTTTTCGCAGCCCATCAAGCATACCTAAAAGCTTTGGATCCATTTTATCCATATTCCCATTAAAGTCGTGGTCGTCTGTAAAATATTTTAATTTCATTTATTATCTGTTTCTTTTGTAATGATTTCTTACCTCTTTTTCGAAAGCTTTTATTTCATCCATGTTTTCAGCAGCTTGTATTGCTACTTTTTCTATCTTAAGATCGTATTCAACCTTTAGCCCATCAATATCTTTTTTGCTAACTTCAGGAGCGGGCAGTAAGTTTGCTTTAACTACTTTCTCTTCAAGAATATCAATTCTTCCTTTCAAACTGTAGTAGCTTCCCGCCATAGACACTATTATAGACAATATTGCTATAATTTGCCCAATATTTATGGAAAAATCCGGTTTTCCATCACCATCAATATCAATTTTTGCCATCGCATATCTTTTTGTAAATATTAATACCTGTGTAAATAATAGTTAATATAAGTACAATAGTCTGAAGCAACGGGTTTATACCTGATGCTAAAGAACTGCTAGCGAATAATGCTGTAATGTTTAGTCCGTAAATTTTCAAATCTGTCATTTGTGCTTATTGTTGCCCATGATTTTCTCAGCACCTCGTGAGCCGAAATATCCGATGAAAACCAATTGTAATAATTCTTTGACGGTTGATAGCTCTTCAAGCTGCAATCCCCACCCAACTACAAAAGCAATTGTTAAAAAAGCTAATGTTAACGGGCGAACGTTTGCCGCAAGCCAGCTACCCGACCTTGAGTCTGCAACCCAACGTCTTGTTATACCGTCAAATTCGTGTATCTCTTGTTCTAGTTTCTTTAAAGCAATATCTTTGTCTTCAGCTGGCATATCAGATCCACCTATAATGGCTTTAATGATTCCACCAACCGGAGTGTCTTCGGCTATTGCTCCAACAACGCCGGGAATCTTTTGTAATAAGAATTTCCCAACGTCTGTATCTTTAAATTTTTTTTTAGCCATTATTCTCCCTCGTTATATAAAGCTGTTATTTCTTCTTGTGGTAATGCTTTGTTATACATTTTAACCTTACTAATCTTTCCGTCATATTGTTGCGTAGTAATTCCTGATATAGCAGCAGAACATAATAAAACGCCTATTGAATTATCGTTAGGGGTTAAAGATCCTATATTAGAAGTGGTATTTGCTAAAGTATTATTTAAATATGCCTTTAAGTTATCACCATCGTAGGTAATTACTATATGACTCCAAGAATTTGTAGCAACAACACCCACGTTTACTAACTTAAATGTAGAACCACTATAAAAGAAAAACTCTAAGTTTCCGTTATTTTGTTGGTTAAGAAGCCACCCATAAGGACTAGAACCCTGCCATTTAGATATAATAGCTCTATTACCTCCTTGAGTTTCAGGGTTAATCCATAAGGCAATACTAGAATTTATATCAAACCTTAAATCACTCCCTAAATTAACGCTATCTCCGCTACCATCAAAATCAAAGTACCCTGAACTATCCCAAGTTGCTCCGCTTATAGTTCCATTATACCCATTAGGATAGCTAGACTTAGTGAAGTTAAAGTTTTGTCTTATTTGGCCTTGGGTTAATAATCCCTTGTAAATTCTTAATTGACCCATTTTACCATCTATAGCGTAGCTAAGAGTTTCCATATCCCCAATACGAATGCCGTCCATAGAAGTCCAATGGGTACCTCCTGCATTACCCGTAGCAGTTGTTTTTAACTCTCCATCAACATAAAACTTGATACTAGAACTAGCGTCTATTACCAATGATATGTGATACCATTTACCGGTTGAAATACCCAATGTTGACCAGCTAGGTGTTCCAAATTGAGAACCGCCCATTGTACCATCTTTGTAGTTGTACACATCAAAGGTACTAGAGCTAAAATATATCAGTAAACCTCTATTTGAAGCATCTTGCATAATACCTAAAAGAGCATTATTACCACTAAACGAATCAAAGTTATACCAAAATTCTACTGTATAATCACCGTTAGAATCTTTAATAGTATTAGTAGCTGTATCGTTACCGTAATAACCACCTTGAAAATCTACAAAATCGCCTAGCTCGTCATCATATTCTACTGTGCCGGTTTTTGTAAGGGCGACATAGTTGGATCTATCTGTCCAAGTAGTGTTAGCCTCCTGTGTTAAATCTGCTGCATCAAAATGCAACACAGGTGTTAATTCTAAATCTTCTATCAATTCAAATGCCCAAGCGCTTGTATAAGTTCCTCTATTATTCCCGTATAAGTCAAACTTAAAATAAGTATATTCAGTGGCATCTGTTACTGTTCCTACTTCTCTATATTTATCGGTTGAAGTGGTTTGCGATATTGAGCTCAGCAGCGTGAAATTTACATTATCTGTAGACCCGTATAATTTAACATTACCCGTGTATTTATACCCACTCGCATATCTTGTGTAAACAGCAAACCCTTTAATCACTCTAGCGCTGTTCATTGTTACCGTGAAGGTGTTTACGCCTTCACTACTACCCGAGTCCCCCCAGTTCACGTACTCAGTAAGCGTGTGTATACTTGAAGTAGCCGAGCTGTCTGCAAACCCAGGAGCCATAGACGGGTGAGTTGATGTACTAGATATAGAAGAATAGTCCGATGTTGCTGTGGTTCCTTCGTAAGTACTGACTAACTCTGTTTCCTTTGTGTTTTTAGCTACTGCGTAGTAGATGTATTTTTGACCACTAGAATTGTTGTTGTAATTACTTACCCCTTTTGGTTGGAAACCATCTGAAAGAAAATCAACGTATTCATTTGTGCCAGTGTCATCTGCCGATGTGCTATTAGCTCTTAAATGTGGGGTTCTAGGGTTTGAAGTTGCCCTTTTATTGTCAACAATAATCCAGTTGCCAGACTGGCTAGTACATTTGTACATTAAGAATGCAGGTTCAAAGCCAGTATAAATTTTAGGACCATTAGTACTTCCGTTACCTGTATAACTACCTACTTTACTTACACCTCTTTTAGAAGCAAAGCAGTAGGCGATGTAGTTATCGTTGTTATTGTTTGTTGCGGTATCAGTTCCGTTTGATGTTGAAAATACTGTTGCAGTTGGTTCGGTATTATTCCAAGAGCCAAAAGTTCCCGCTGCGCTATTTCCATTTAGGTCTATATATTTAGTCGCACCTAGTGGTTTTGCATAACCTCGCCAATCTCTATCCGCATTTGTTCTTTTAACAAATATAAGTTCTGGTGGCACATCCAATCCGTGTCCTACTGTCTGCCCCGTCGAATTATTACCAGTATAAGAAACAATGCTAAACCCTAAATCATTATTAGCACTAACTTGAGATGTAATACTACCATCGGTATTAGATACCGCTGCACCTCCTGCTTTAAAACACCAAGCAACGTAATTTCTACCACTTTTATTCACCGTATCGTGGTAGCTTGTACCTAAAGTAAAGCCGTCAGAATCAAAAGAAACTAAATCCTGTGTGCTAGAACTGGTAGAATTATCTGCGCCTGTATTAGGTCTAACAAACACATCAGCCCCTCTTACTGAATCAAAAACAGAATGAGCATAAGTACCGCCTCTATCCTTAAACCAAATAAAGTCTGGCTGAAAACCCACTCCCGTAACTGGGTTAGATGAATTATTACCGCTGTATAAAACAGTATTAAAATGCTCATCAACGTTTGTAGCAGG